TCCTTGAACTTGCCTGCGATCAACTCCGGCTGCGGCTGTGGGGGCGCGCTGGCCGGTGCCGCTGGTGCGGCGACCTGCTCTGCCATTCTGCTTCCTTTCGCTTACGCTGCGGGCGGGGCGGCTTGCTGCTGTGCAATGCCACCCGCCGCGCGTGCTGCTTCCTGGGCGACCGAAGTGGCCGCTTGGACCTTGACCTGATCCGCCATTGCCCGCCGTGCTTCCTGCTCCAACTGCTCGGGTGTCTTGACAAGGCCGGGTTCGGCCACGCCAAGCGTGCGAGCGGCGAGAGAGAGCAACACCCCCACGTTGATCTGCCGTGCCGCCTCGGGTCCGAGCGAACCCGCGAGTTGCGCGAGTTGCAACGCGGCCTCGGCGCGACGCTTCTTGTCGATCGCTTCAAGCCCCGTCAGCGAGACGACTTCGGCGTAATCGAGTTTCTTCTTGTCGAGCAAGCCCGTTCGCGTGCCCATGTCGATCGCGGCCCACAACAGAGGCTTCTGCTGTTCGTCCACGATCGTCGCGTAGAAGTCGCCAAGCCAGCCCTGCAACTGCTCGGCGGTCTGCTTCCATGCCGTGCTGTGACGGCCAGCCTCACCGGACGGGGCGGCGTCGGCGTCCAAGAGCATCGTCTTGGCGAGCGACATTTGCAGGCGTTCCCACACCTGCGAGACGACCGAGAAATCAGCGATCTTGTCAACCTTGAGGATGCCAACGTCCTGAGCCTGCCCACCCTCAACGCGAGCGTTGGGGATGATGCGACCGGACGGAACAGACAAGTCCTCGGGCGTGAGTTGGCTGAGGCGGTCGAGAAGGAAATTGAACTTTGACGCGGCCTCGGCCCAATCCTTCATGCGACCGGCGAAGAAGTCGTTGGCGGTAAAGTCGCCCGCGTACAACTCCAACAGGCCACGTCCGTAGTCGTCGCCACCTGCACGCTTGAAATCGGTCTGGAAGATGCGGGGCGTGTCGTGCGTGACTTCGTGGACGATGACATCCGCGACTTCCTGCTGCAACAGCCACTTGCCGTCACGCTGGCGGCGGTAAACGGTGTAGAGGTCAAGTTGCTTGTCTTTGTCCTGCGGGCCGATCCTGGCAATCACATCCTCGCCAAGTTCCTCGGCGGCGACGCATTCCTTGATGACGTGGTAGAGGGCGTCCCCGTACCCGTCGCGGCGTGTGCGGTACTGGTCGCGGCGGAACACCCGTTTAGTGAAGTCGTCGTTCCCGCGAAGGCCGATGCCTTCAAGCGTGCTGCCCGTCACAACCAATTGCGTCAGCGATTGGGTGGTGCGGGCAAAGAAACCAGACGATGTGCGGTACTTCTTGTCGAGCGAACTGGCTTCCAGTGCCGCCCGAATCTTGAGCGATTCGATGTACAACGCCTGCGCCATCGCGGGGTACGCGCCCTCTTTCTTGGCGTCGTACTTGTACTCGGGGTCCACGTCCAACTCGAACCAACCGTCGCCTGTGAAGATGGTCGAGCGGAGTTTGCCGACGACGTTGATGATGCCGCGTGCGGCGAGCGAGTCGTTGGGATTGTGGAGTTTGTCGCCCGAGAGGTGCCCGTACTCGGGCATGATGAACGGCAGCGAGAGCGCAGCCGCCCAGCGCGCGCGCTCAATCGCACCAGAGGATCGGGAATCCTCTGCTGCCCAAAGTTTGGCAAGGCTCATTTGGGGATGTAAAGTCCGGTGCCCTCGGCGGGGGCGTTGTTGAGGGGCACGATGTACGAGGCAAGGTCACGCTGCGCAGCCCTGCGGACGGCGGTAGAACGCTCGGCAGCGGCGGCTGCGGCGTCGTCCACGGCGGTCGGTGCGGGATCGGCGACGTTCGCCCGTGGCGCGCTCACGCCGAAAGCGTTGTCAACGATGCTTCCAATGGCACTCATGGTTTTCGGTTGTGGTCTTTGGCGATCACTTCGAGGTCGTTGATGAGTTGCAACTGACCGGCCTTGAACGCCAGTTTGCAGGGGTCGCGGCACTCATCCACGTTCTGCGGGTGCTTGTCGGGGTACTTCTCGCGGAGATACGCGACGAGCGATTCGGCTTGCTCGATAGTGAGCGGGATGCGCTTCATCCCAAACGATTTCGCCGTCTGCGAGGGGCCGGAGTTGGTCATAGAGATTGACAGGCGACAGAATCGAGTCGGGCGTGTCCAGCCCGCACGCCGCGAGGTAGTCGCGGCAACTCGTAACGCAGTTGGATTGGGTGATGATGCCGCCCGTCCAGAGGTACAGAAGCCCTCGAACGATGCTCACGGGTCGCGTGTCCAGCACTCGGCTAGCGAGCGGGACTAGGTTCGGCACGCCGATATGTAGACAGGTCTGTATATTTACCGACCGCTCTACGTAGACCGACCACGGAACCAGCCGTTCGCCGTGGTTATCGGTCCTTTCGACGACATGGGTGCCGTCACCGAAGGCGACGTGTACCAAGTGGCTTCGCGTGGTCAGGGCGGTAGCGGCTACCGACGCGGACCACGGATGCCCCGAGGCGAAAAAACGAAAGCGCGAGCAAAAGCCATCGTGTTAGTCTACGCTAACATTGTCAACACATGGCGTAGTTCGCGGCAATGACAGCATTTACGTCAAACTCGCCGCACGCTGGCGGGGGTGAAAACGCGATGTCTGTGTGCTGTTCTCGCCACTGTAGCCAAAGGTCTGTCAGCAAGGGGTTTGCGTGGGTTTCCGCGAACTTCCGCATGGCCGTGTCGCCCACCTGTTCGGCGGTCGCGGCGTGGCTCCAAAACGAGTCGTGAACCCCCAAGAAAGCCACCCCACGGTTGCGGCACTCCACCGCCGTCCGCATGAGAACCGCCGTGTCGATGCCATGCACAAAGTTGGGAGCCGCCCCGTTGATCTGCTGTTTGACGTGGACCTTGTTCAGCGTGTTAGCGGCCACTAACACCCGCCCAAACTCGGTGTTCACGCACACGGTTGGGTCCGCCGAGTACGGCTGCACCGTCACCCAGCCCACCGGCGTCCGCCAGATCACCGGGCGGTTGGCCTTCGCAATCTGTTCCGCCGCGCCGCGAATCCAGTCCATCGCCTCACACACGCGGGGGAACATGGTCCGCACGCCCTCCATGAGCCGCTTGACGATGAGCCGCTTGGCGTCGCGGGCCAACTCACCTGTAAAGCCTAACTCTACAAACCTTGCCCTAACCTGCTCGCCAGCCCCGTATGCCGTCACGCCGTAGGGCGTCGTCATCACCGTTTGCTTGCACACCGCCTTGCCGTGCTTAGTCAGAATCTCAATCGCCAGCGTGTGCGCCGGGGTCTGGTCCTCCTTCTCCAACGCACGCCGGACGATCCCCGCCAGGGTCGCGTACAACGCGCTCGGCTTGTCCGTGGGGTAGAGGTTGACGTGTTCCGCCGCAACCTCGTCCCGCATCATCGCGGCGAAGTGCTGGAACCCGCTCGCCGTCGCGTCACGCTGGACCGGCAAATGCACCGCCGCGTCCTTTTTCATCAGTGCCCGACACGCCACAAGGAACTGCAACGGGTTCTCGGCCTCACGCCAGAAGCCCGTGTTCCTCGGGTCCGACGCCGACCGGCCAATCTCGCGGATGTTCTCTTTGACCCACTCGATGCGGTCCTCGAACGAAATCTTGTCGTGGCCGAACATGGTCGCGGCTTGGATCGCCACCTGCCGCGTCACGTCTGGCCCATCCACCGGGTCGGCAAACTCAATCAGCGACCGCTGCAAATCGTTCCCGTAGTGGTTGAGGTATTGCGGCTTGGCATACGCGCGGCTGCGGAAGTCCGCTTGATGCGGCATGTAAAGCCTCGGTTCCTCCATGAACTCACGGGCGACCTGCCGAGCGTTGTACGCCGTGATGAACTCGCTCTCGTTCTTCAAGTTCTCGCGGCGAATCCGCACCCGCTCATTGCGCCATTCCCGTTGCACAGCCTCGTCGTCCGTGCCGGGCTTCGGCGGCAGGTCGAGCGACGTGGCACGCGGCAGGCCCGCGATGCCGCCACCCTCTTCCATGAGCGTGTCAATCACGCCGAGCATCCACTTGTTGACGCGAATCGGCGTGTTGCCCAACGCTTCCAGCCCCGCAAGGAACTCGCCCATGTTGGGCAGGTTGTCCCGCAGCACCGACCGCTGGGCGGGGGTGGACTGCGTGATGATCCGCATGGGGAGCGTGATGTAGCCACCCCGCGTGCTGTCCTCGTGCTTGTACGGGGGCACCACCATCGGCGGATAGATCACGCGAAGGTCCGCAAGTGCGGCCTCGTCGTAGGCGATGGTCTTGCGCACCGCATCGTCCAGCCGGAACTGCTTGCTCGTCTTGACGCCCTTCCGCACCGTGTCCCGATGGAACGCCAGCGCGAACGGTTGGCCCTCGTCGGCAGCGGAACACGCGCCAACAGCATCCCAGACGAAGTGCTGCCCCACGCGGACGCACATAAGCGGGTCGTAGATCGCGTCTTGGTCAAGGACCGCCGCGTACTTGTTCACGTCAGAGGGCTTGATCGCGTTGCGCCGCCGCTTCTTGAACATGGCGCGGATGAGGTCGTACTTCTTTTCCTTCTGCCAACGGTCGAGTTGGGCCTGCGCCAGAATCGCGCGCCCGACCAGCCCGAACATGCGAGCCTGGTTCACGCGGTTGCCGGTGAACAGGGCGTTGAGCATCACCGTCAGCGTGATTGCTGCCGCCTTCTTGGGCGTCACGAGCAAGTACGGGGCGACGGCCTCGGTGCGCGTCCACTTGCCTTCCTGCATCAGTTGTCGCCGCTTCTGGCGAATGGCGATGTTGAGGGCAACGGCCCAATGAGCAAGCCACCGGCGACCGGGCGGGGTCGATGCGATGCGGCCCTTCTCGTGGGCCTTGTCGCGGTCGCGCCAGTACGCATCGCGTCCGCGTTGCTTGCCTTTGCGTTCGATAAGAACCTGCCGGTCGAAGTCCGTTCCTTGCAGCAGTCCGGGCATCATGCCTCCTTGTTCGTTGTGTACGTTTTGTACAACTCCACCGCCTTCGCGTGGTCTGCGTCTGTGAACATGCTACTTGCCTCCTGCCCGCGAGAGGGCGTCTGCTACAACCGGGTGCCGATTCGATTCGGTGATGCCAAGTTTTTTCTCGGTCTGCAACACGAACAAGAGAAGTGCTGCCCGATCCGCTTTCGCCTGCGCGAGTTCGGTTTCGAGGGTGTTGATCGTGGCCTGCTCCGGCTTGGCGGGGGTGTACACCCAAGACTTCAACAAACGAAACGCCGTCTCTTTGGACACGTAGATTTCGTCCGGGTCTGCCCCAGCCGGATTGTTTCCGTTGTCTCGCCATTCTGTCGCAGCATGGGGTGCCACACCACGCCATTCTCGATACCCGTTTCGGTATTGACACAAAGTTCCATCGGGAAACATTGTAAATTGATCCCCCTCCGCCACGTCGATCGTCTTCTCGTCGCTCATGCTGCCACCGTCCTTTCCGTTGCCGCCCGAATCTGAGCCTTCGCCCACACGCGGGCCGCTGCTTCCTGCAATGAGCCTGCAAACCACTCGCCGCCCAATCCGATTCCCTTGTCGCCGTCTGCAATCGCTTCCGCCACCGACGCGACGGCCTTGATGACGCTGCGGTATCCGCTGTAGCCGACAACGCTAGCGACCTGTTCCAGTGTCGCGCTCGTGTAATGCCGAAGCGTGTACGACGCGAGTTGCTTTGCGTACACCGCGCGGGGCGTCCCGTGTGTTTCTTCCCACACCTTGACTTCCTCGCGTGCCGCCTCCAAGACGTACCTGAACGGAATCACCATGCCTGCCCTCTGCTTTCGTCGATGTTCTCGAACCGCGTGCGTTCCGCGTTCCAACGCAGATCGACAACGCCCGTGGGTCCGTTTCGCTGTTTCGCTACGATCAACTCGGCCTTGCCCACCTTGTCGGGGTTTGCGGCCAACCACTCGGGATCGCTGATGTGGTAGTAGTCCTCGCGGTGCAGTAGCAGCACCACGTCGGCATCCTGCTCGATGCTGCCGGATTCGCGGAGGTCGGACATGCGGGGCTTGTTGCCCTCGCGCGACTCGGCCCCGCGATTCAACTGCGAGAGGCAAATCACCGGCACGTCCAACTCGCGGGCCAGGGACTTGATGCCACGGCTGATTGCCGAGACTTCCACCTGTCGGCTCTCGCGTGCCTGCGCCGGGCTGGTCAACAACTGCATGTAGTCGATGACGATGGCACAGACCGGCACGCCCTCACGCTTGCGGGCCAGTACCCGGCGACGGGCCATGTTGCGGAGTTGGGTAATGGTCAACCCCGCCCGGTCGATGATGTCGATGGGCATGTTCGCAACCGTGTCGGCGGCACCGAGAACGCGACGGTACTGGTCGCCGCCCATTGTTCCGTTGCGGAGAACCGGCAGGTCAACGCCTGCATGTGCGGACGCGATACGGTCCCACAGGGCTTCGGCGGACATTTCCAGCGAGAACAGGAGGATCGCCCCCGCCTCGGTCCCGCAAATGCCCTCGGCCATGTTCACGGCCAGGGCGGTCTTGCCCATGCTCGGGCGGGCCGCGACGATCACCAACTCGCCGGGCTGGAACCCGCTGGTCATGGCGTCCAGTCGGAAGAATCCCACCTTGACGCCGCGATTGCCCTTCGGCGAGTCCAAAGCCGCGAGCCGGGCGGTCGTCAGTTCCTTCATCGTGCGAACCACGGCCTGCGACTTGGCTTCGGTCAGTTCGATTGCCGCGCTCTGGTACTCGTCCAGAACCACCGTCACGGCGTCCGAGTCGGTGGGGTCAATGTCGTAGGCTTTGTGGACGGCCTGCCCCGCGCTGACCACAAGACGGCGCAAGGCTGCCGACTGGCCGACGATCTTGGCGTAGGTCACGGCTCCTGCGGCGGACGGCACGCTCTCGGCCAGTTCCCGAAGGTACTCGCCACCGCCCACGGCCTCGAACAGATTGCCGTTCTTGATCGCCTCAATGAGCAACACAAGGTCGATACGCCCCATGCGGTCGATGATGTCACACGCCACCCGGTAGATCGCCGCATGCCGCTCGTCGTAGAAGTCCTCGGGGCTGGCAATGTGGGTTTGCACGTCGGCAAGCACGTTCGGATCGTTGAGAATGGCCCCCAAAAGGCTCATCTCGGCATGGACCGCTTTCGGCACCGGGCGATTGAACAAGGCTTCGAGGTTGACGATCGGCGCGTTACGCGGCATGGTGGCCCTCCTTGACCATCGCCACGAACTCTGGCGGGGGTGTATTGACGAACTGAGACTTGGGCCAGTTGGCGAACTTCGCGTGCTTGGCCTTCAGAGCCTCTACGATTCGCTCTACGGCGTCCGAAGGCAGTTGACGGACCATCAGGGCATCCGACTCTCGGGCGTCTCTAATCGAATCTAATGGCTTCGTGGACTTGACCCACGGCCTGCCTTCGAGCCATGCGTGGATCGCGGGGGCGAACCGCTTCTCCCAATTCGGGTCGCGCTTGCACTCGTCGAGGGCTGCGAAAACCTGCGGGGCGATGTCGTCGAGTTTTTCCTTGACCCAGAACAGCAACGCCTTGTTCATCGTGTGCCGCTTGTTGTGGGCGTAGGCGTTGCAGAACTCGGTGAAGCGGGACATTTCGGCTGGCCCGTCCGCCGCAAGGGGGATAAGGGGGTATTCTGTATTACTGTTACTATTACTATTAGTATGTCGTGTGACATGAGCGTGACCGACAGCGTGACATGAGCGTGACCGATGCTTCCGCTGACGCAAACGGGCCTGATTTGTAGCGTTTTCCTTCTTGTCGAACAAGCGTGACAGATAGCGTGACACGACCGTGACAGTCACGCTTTTGTCACGCTCTATGTCACGCTCCGTGTCACGCTCTGCACCACTTCGAGCGTGCCGGTGGACCTCTGCCACGTTGAACTTGTGGAGTTCAATGAGGGCCGCTTCGATGTCCGCTTCCGAGAGACGCGCGAGCCTGGCGTGTTCCGCCAACGTGCCCGAAAGTTTCCCGGAACCGAGTTGCATCATCGAACCGATCATCTCAATCCAGACTCCACGAGTTGCCGCGCAGCACAGGGCAAGGCCGGGGTCGGCCTTCCACTTGTCATGCTCGAACTTGGTGTACCAGTCCTTGCCAGCCATTTTCGCATCCTTGCGTTACTTCCACCACGTCTCGCCGGTCTTCTTCTGTCCGTTCCGCCTGCGGTAGTCCATCGCCCTGAGTTTGGCGTCGTGTATTTTCTCGGTGTAGGTGTTTTCCCCAGTGCTGTTGATCGCGTTGCCTATGCAAGCGACACACAACTTGCGGGTGGGGGTGTCGAGGGGTCCGAAACATTGGGGGCACTTCATCCGGTCCTCCTTACCGTCATCACCAACTTCGCCTCTGCACCCTTCTCGATGGTCATGGGCAGGTGCGTGAGGCCCGAGTCGTCGTCAATAAGCCCCGCGTCCCGTAGCCCGTCGAAGTAGGCTTTGCAACGGGCGAGTAGGTTGTCTTGGTCGCGCTTGCGGGCGTCCGTGAACGTCCACGCGAGTTGGACCGATGCCCGCACCCATCGCGGCTCGTCGCGGTTCAGGGCACCCATCGCCACCAACTTCGCGGCCTGCCGGTGCTGCTTTGTTACCTTCGCCTTCGCCATGTAGTGCGGGCGTGCGTTGGGCGAGAGCATGGGGCTGGGTACGGGTAGCGTGAGCGTGACGTGGTTCATGCGGCGTCCTTTCCTTACGAGCCGTGTGGGGCGTCGGCTACCCATGCGATGTCGTCTACGCGAACGTCCAAGCCGCGCGGGAATGGCCCCTCGTCGCGTCGGCATCCGGGCGTGTCATCTTGGTAATCGCTTGGCGAAAACTTGCTCGACCGCACCACAGCGCGAATACCGGTGAGAGACACCCACTCCGCAGACACGGGTTCCGCCAACTCAAAATAAATCACCAACCCGCTCCGCAACATCATCGCGTAGTCAAACGGATCAACGCACGCCTTCTGTAACGCTGGCGGATAGCCATACGCCGCAGCAATGTCGCCTTCGTGCGTCTCCGATGCGTGCTTCACTTCCGCCATCGCGTCGTCGTAGCACGCCTTCACGCCAGCGTCTTCGAGAAGATCGCCAGTTCCGTCAAGGCATCCGCACAGCATCTTGACGGCTTCAAGAAGTCGCGCGGCTTGGTGTGGGGTCGTCCGAAGTGGTAGCAGTTCATTTTCCATAAGTGTCCTTTCTGTTATCCCTCGTTCATCTCCGCGCGTTCATCGCGGGCCTTGCGTTCGGTGAAGTCCTCTTCAAGCAACACGCGGAGTTTGGCAAGGGCGCGTTTCTCAGTCTGTATCACGGCGTTCTTGCTGATGCCCAGGATGCGGCCAACCTCGTGACAGGAGCGGATCGGGGCTGTGAGTGGGTCGCGGTCAATCAAGTTCCACCGCCGATCTTCTTCCACCCGCTCTGTTCAATGAACCGCGTCGGCAGCGTGAACGCCGTCCGCACCGGGTACTTCGTGCGGGGGTTCCAACGCTCCATGTAAACCACGCCGCAAGACTCGTTGATGACGCGAGCGACAAGCGGCCCACACCCCTTGTTGCTGGCGTACTCGGCCCCCTTCATGCCGGGGCTGTCTGGTGCTGGTAGCGTCAAGTGCCACCCCCGATCCCGTTCGCCGCGTCTTCGGCGGCTTGCTTGGTGCTGTAGAGACGCGAAACGTACTCGGGGTCTGGCGTAACCGGAACTACGCCAATGCCGTGCGTGTCGAACAGCATCCGAGGCTGACAGCCGCATATCTCGCCGCTGGCCGTCACCGGCAGCGTCCCCAGCACCTTCCTCGGCTCGCCATCCGGCCCCGCAAACGCCGCGAACTTCTCCAACTTCGCACGCTCGGCACGAACAGCGTTGTCTATCGCGGTCGCAATCGCGCAGCGGAGTCGGATCATCGGCTCATCGTTCATGGACCACGCATCGCCGAACGTGCGGTAGTTGTGGCGAATCTTCTCGATGATCCGCGTCGCCTGATCGTGCAGGGCGTCCATCTCCTCGACTGGCGTGCTTGTCGCTGGCTTCGCGGGCGTGTCTGCCTTCGCACGCTCGGCGTTGAGGGCGGCGGCGTGGTCCTCCCACGCGATCCCGTGGCGCGGGCAATCGCTCATGTGACGGCGGTTGTTCTCGCCGTATCCCCCGCAGGTGCAGGGGATCAACTTCTGTGCAATGCTCTCAACGCTTTCCATCGCTGCTCCTTTCGGCCTTCCGCTTCCGCCGCTTCTCGGCCTGGTGCTCGTGCAGTTCCTCCGCCGCATCCACCATCGCCGCAAGTGCCTTCTTCGCCGCGTCGTCCAAGTACCGCGTGTCGTCGTCGTTCAACTCCAAGGACGACAGGGCGTGCGCGAGTTCGAGAGCGACGTACAAGTCGGTGCCGCCGTGGAACCTGTCCAGCGCCCAGCGGATGCACCAGCCGGGCGTTGCGATCTGGTCGCCCGCTTCGTCGTCGGAGTCCTCGTACTCGACGACCACGCGAGCGTCGCCGGGGGTGGTGTGTTCGATGCGAACCAGCGTGTGCTGGCCGTTGCCGGGGGTGTGTTGAACGCTCATCCGCTGCTCCTTTCGCTCGCCGTCGCCCTGCCATCCATCCACTCAATCAACTTCACCTTCACCTTCGCCATGCCGCTATCGAAATGGCGGGCGACTTCGTACTTGCTCATGCCCAACTTCGCGCCGATTTCCGCGAAGGTCATGGGCTTGTTCGCGGCGATTGCCGCGTGCGCGGGGTTGCGCTCGGGGCGTAGGCGGTTGCGGCGGGTCATTGGGCACCTCCAACCGCCAGGCGATTCACCATCGCCGCGTTGCCAAACCGCGTCTTCCGCGTGTCGGGGCCGGTGGCGACGATGTGGTGCTTTCGCAACTGCGACATAATCGAGGTCACGGTGGACTGCGGCCAGTGGATGAACCGCACGATCAACTCGTCGTCGGTCATGCCGTTGCCGCCAGAGTCGTGCATTGCCAGCAGCAGGCGGTGCCCGCGATGCTTCGTGATGCCAGACCCCGCCAACTTCGCGGCCATCTGGTGCGACGTGATCGGGTGCCCGTTGCCAACGAGCGGCATCTTGCACAGAATCGCCTCGTACTTAGTCACTGCGGCTTGCAGTGCCGTATCCCAATCGGATCGCGGGGCCGTCCATCGCACTTGTCCGCTCATCGGGTCGGTGGTCGTTCTGAAAAGCGAGTCCATGCGTTGCTCCTAATCCCCTGCCGTCGCTCTCGCGCTGGCAGGTTGTCGCGCCCTCACGCCGTTTGTTCAATCACGCGAGGACGCTCTGCTCGGCAACACGCCGGGCTTAAATTGGCTGCGTCCCGTTTCCAGTTCGCAGCCAACGTGGGAGACTCGGAAACCCCCGCGACACTGGTAAGCAACGCGGGGTAGGGGAAGAGGAGAGGCCCGTTTATTTCGCGTAGACGCTTCCAGGGCTGTGCCGTGGAATCAGCCCGTTTTCAATGGCGTGCTTCCGGTTCTCCGAGTGCGAACACCACTCAAGATTGGAAGGCGTGTTGTCGTGCTTGTTTCCGTTCTTGTGGTTGACCATGAACTCCGATCCGCGATTGCCGTGAAACGCTTTGGCAACAAGCCGATGAACGCGGGATGTCACGCATTCTCCATTGTGAAACAGCGAGACAACCAAATAGCCATGCCAGTTGTCGTGCGCCTTCAAAATGCGTCCAGTCTTGATGCGACGAACGCGGCCAAGCGAACTGACTTCGTACTTGTCGCAATCAACACACGGCTTCCAGACTTCCATAAAGCACTCTCCTGTAAGAACCGGGGCTAAACCGCACCCGTCGCCGTCACGCGGCGGGGCGGTGTGGTGTCAGGTGAACATTGCGGGCTGTGGCGCAAACGGGATGTCGTCTTGGTCCACGAGTGCCGAGCCGCCAGTTGTCGTCGGTCGCGTGGCCGTCTCGCCGTGGTCCACGCCGCCCTTGCTGTCAACGAAGTGGAACGACTCGACCACCACCTTCAACTTCGACATCTTCTTGCCCGTGGTCTTGTCGTCCCACTGGTCCATCTTCAACCGGCCCTCAATGAGAACCGGACGCCCCTTGCCTAGGTACTTCGCCATCACCTCGGCGGTCTTGCCCCACGCCTCGCAGTCAACGAACGTCACTTCCTCGCGCTTCTCGCCGCCCTGCGTGGTGTACTTGCGATTGAGGGCAAGGCCGATTTGGGCGACCTGCTGCCCGCTTGTTCCCACCGCGCGAAGTTCAATGTCACGGGTAAGGTTGCCCCACAGATACAACTTATTCAGACTCGACATCTTCGCCGTCCTTTCCGCCCGCAAACACGCGAGCGCGTTTCACAACCAACTCTTCCTTCGTCTCGATCTTGAACCACTCGGCGGGCATGGTCTCGCCATGCTCTGCGATGAGGCTGGACGCCTTGAACGCGCCCGCCGACATGAACCGGAACAACTCGTCTGGTCCGCCACGTTCCAGCAACGCACGTCCAACCTGCTCCGGTTCGGCAACCTTCTTGGTGGTCTTGCGTCCGACGTAGTACCGGATGTCGCCGTTGACAATCTCCCGGTCGCCCAGGTACGCGATTGCCGCCTTGCTCACGTTGGCCTTGAGTTCCCGCACGCGAGCGTTGAGCGTGTCGATGGCGTCGTACATGCGGATAAGGTCGTGGTCGTTGCCCAGGCCGGACTCGACGACCACGGCGGCATCCTCTACCTGTTCAATGAGGCCCTTCACGCGGCCTCCGTTTCAAGGACAAACAGAACGGAACCGGCTTCCTCGTCCGTCATCTTCGCGCTGACCGGAACGCCGGTGGCCGCGATGATCGGCTTCCACTTGTCTGCGTTGGCGGCGGAAATCTTCTCGCCGATGCGCCCCTCGATGATCTTGAACAACTTCTCTTTGGCGGTCGGCTGCTTCGGCGTCTCGGCAACGGCCTTGCGTGCAACCTCGGCGGCTGCGGGCTTGGTGTCGTTTCGACCGCTCGCGTGGTTCCCGTCGTCGTCCTCGGTCACAACGCCAACCACGGCGGCAAGCGCGTAACGGCGGGCGTAGGTGATTGCCGAGCCGTATGCCTGCGGGTCGTTCTTGGTGGGCTTCATCGCCAGTGCTGACGACATCCACTGGCCGGACGAGTGGATAAGGACCGTCTCGACGATCACGCTGCCCGTGCTGTCGGTCGTCGGGTGCTGGCTAATCGCAAGCCCGTTGGCGGCGAGTTCGGCCTTGCACGCATCCCACACTGAGGACAGGTCTGCGTAGGACGACTTGAAGAAGGGGTTGGCCTTGTCCTTGACGGCGGACTTCATCTTGGTCTGCGCCTTGCACAGTGCCGCCGCCAGTTCTCCGATGTTTTCGCTCTTGTTCATGGGTACTCCTGAAAACCCCTCCCCGCGTTTCCGCAAGGGAGAGGCGGTGTCAATCGCGGTCTTCGTACATGCCCAACATGTCGCTCACGAGAACTGCGACGATGGGCAGAAGAAGGACGGCGCACAGGGCACAGAACACAGCCCAGCCGTAGAGGGTGGTGGAGGTCATGCTGCCACCTCTTCCTCGCCCGTCGTCGCAATCACGCGGGCCTCGCGGAAACCTTCCAACTTGCCCGCGCCGTGGATGGCTTCAAGCACGGCCTCTAGCACAAACGCCCCGCCCGGCGTGTTGAAGTTCAGGGCGTGCGTCTTGCCGTCGCGCATCACAACCTGCACCGTCCCATCGCCCTTGCCTGTCACGATGTACTGGCTCATGCTTCCACGTCCTTTCCACAAAGCGGGCACTCGTAATCCGTTCCGTCCTCGGTTTCGCGCTGGATCAGCGTGCATCCGCAGCACCCACGGCGGCTGTCGGACTCGACGTAGTGCGGCATCTCGCCCTCAAGCCCGTCCGCGATCGCACGCAGCACCGTCGCCAGTCGCCCAGCATCCGCGCCGTCAACGTCGCCCATCTCGCACAACTCGATGCGTGCCCATGTGCGGGCCTTCGCGCTGGGGGTCATGCTCGCGTCAACGCTGTCGAACACGGGACGGCCTGGGCGACCGGGTCCGATCGGGTGGTAACGCTCCTTGTCCGCACGCTGGCAACGGCGGCTGAGGCCAAGCACCTCGCGGGCCTTTGCAAGCCATTGCTGCGTGTACGCTGCACGCTTCGCGGCGTCCTGTTCTGTCGTCGTGTTGCCTACGCTGTTCCCGTCCATTGGAATCACGCTCCTTTGGGCTTGCGGCTCGCGCTGACACGCGGGCCGCTTCCTTTTCAGTCGATCGCGGACAACTTCCGCACCGTCGTCGCGTACACCGTGGTCATCCGTGACAGCACGGCCTCGTTCTCGCAGTGGGCTTCCATGCCGCACTTGTCAAAGACGCGACCGGATCGACGCGCGGACTCTGCCCGCACGTTGTTGAGGTCCGCCATCGCGGTCGGGCCTTCGTTCGCGGCGACGCGGGCAAACTCGGCGAGTTGTGCCACCCGTGCCGCCGCTTCCGCGTGACGCACGAACAACTGCGCGTCGGTGAGTTCTTTGAGTGCGGGCATTTCAATCTCCTGTGAAACCCCGCGCCAGTGTTTCCACGGGCGCGGAGCGGAACGGTCCCCGCCAGGGAGCGGGGATATGGAGTCACGTTGAAAGGGGTTGTGCTGCGGCCTCGGATGCGTTGCGGGCCACGGTCGCGGCGACGATCGCCTGTTCTCGGACGGTCGGGCTGCACGAGTTCCATGCGTACACAAGCGCACCGATTGTGTCGCTCATTCGCATCCCGGCAGACGCCGAAAGACGCTTCAGTACGCTGTGGTGGGCCTCGGGTACGGCAATCGTGAGGAGTTTCGGTGCTGTTTTCGGTCGTGCCATGTTGTAAAGATATTGTGCTTACAACGTCTTTACAAGACCCTTCGGGGATATTTTCTTGATTCCGTGACGCAAACCCTTGTATTTTCTCGGGTTGTTGGATAACTTTATTTTGTGTTCCTAGCCTGCGACATGCCGTCAAAGCCACTGCCACCCGTCGCGCGATTCATTCGCGAGCGACGTGAGACGCTGCAACTCTCGTTGCAGGACGTGGCTGAGTTGTTTGGCCTCTCGTATCAAGCAATTGCCCAGCGTGAGAAGGGCGTTACGAAAGTCAAACTCTCGGAAGTGCCACGATTTGCAGAGATTTTGCAGGTGCCGCCGGAGAAGTTGCGGCGGCTGATCCTCGGCACGAGCGACGGCAAGATCGCGGTCATCAACCGCACGGCGGCGGGCCAGTTCATCGACGCGACAGAGTGGGGCGTCAACTCGACGGAGGGGTACACCTACGTTGACAGGGACATTCAGACGGAAGACAGCGACCTGTTCGCCCTCGTGGTTGACGGGTCTTCAATGGCTCCGACGCTTCTTGATCGTGATTTAGTCATCTGTAAGCCCGTTCCTCAAGATGCCGACAGGATGCCGCCCCCGCGCACCGTTGTCTACATCCGCATGGGTGCAGACAGCCGAACGCCGGGCGGGATGCTGTGCCGGTGGAATCCCCAGCGTGACGGTACTTACCTGCTTGAGAAGGACAACCCTGCGTATCCGAGCGTGGTAGTCTCTCGGGAACACGTCGAACAGTTCGCCGTGGTCGTCCAGAGGCGCACGCCGTTTCGGTCGTGAGGTGGCGGATGAAAAACTGGTCAGAGAACCCGGTCGTGATGCTGCCCATCGTCCTCGTCAACTGGTTTGGCGGGCCGCTCGTGGTGTTCTTCGTCTCGATGCACTACGGCGCGCCGTGGTGGGCGGCGGCGTTGCTCGGCATCACGGTTGGCTCGCTCGTCGGCAGCGTCCTGTTCGTGCTGGGCGCGATCGTCGTTGGCATGATCGCCGTGTCACGGGAACGCCGGTGAGTTTGTGCGGGAATTTGTGCGGATTCCCAATTTCTACAGCGCGTGTCTAGTGCTACGTCTGTAGAGAAACCACAACAGGTGGTAGAAAAAACCCCCTATGGCGTGGTGCCAGAGGGGGCTGCTGGGCTTTCGTAAAGCATAGGTCGCGGGTTCAAATCCCGCAGGTGGCTCTATTTTTGTGCGGATATTGTGCGAGAATCTTCCGGCGGCGCGGGTTCCTTCTCGCGGGCTGTCACTAGCACCATGAACCGCTCGTGATTGACGTAGTGATTCATGGCGATCTTGATGTCATGGCCCAGCCACTTGCACACGGCGGGCGCGGGGTACTCCCCCATCCAGTCGGTTTCCAGGCTTGACCGGAGGGCGTGCAGGGGCGGCGTCCAGTAGCACCCCGCCCGCTCGATAAGGCGGATGGTGTCGCGGACGTACCCATCCACCCGCACGTCCCAGCAGAACCGGACCTGACCATCGGGCATGGCCTTCTGTGCGGCCCGTAGAGCCTCGTAGAGCCTCGGGGCCATTGGAACGACCCTCGCGGCCTGCTTGGTCGTCTCGACGCCCCCACGGGGCCACACGCTGATTGTGCGGGCCTTCCAGTCAACATGCCCCACCTCCAGCGTGAGGGCTTCCATTGCCCGGAGTCCGGCGAACCGGGCAAGGGCAAGGAACGCACGCCATGAGTCGTTACGGGCGGCGGCTATCACTTTCTCGACCTCGGCCACGGGCACATACGCCTTCGCCCGTGAGACGTTGGGCTTGTCGTTCTTGACCCGCGCCATCGGGTTCTTGGCGAGCCGGTTCTGTCGCTCAGCCTCGGCGAACCACATCTTCGTAAACGTCACGATGCCCCACACGGTTGCCGGTGCCAGGATCGGCGTGTCCGGCTTGTTCCCTTTCCGCTGACGCCGGAGCCAGGCGACATAATCCGCGCACTGCTTCGGCGTGATCTGGTCAATGAGGGCGTCGGCACTGAAGAAGCGTTTGATCCACCCGAGCGCGGTGCGGTAACGGACCTCGGTGGAGGGTGCTAGTTGCTCGTTCTGGGCCAGAAAGTCCTCGGCCCACGAGTCCACCGTCTCGTTGCCCTTCGCGGCGAAATGCTCGGCGGTGAGCGATTGGCACATGGCGAGGGCTTCGCGCCGTGTCACTTCGGCGCGGTTGCCGAGGTACTTGATACGCTCGACGCCGGTGGAGTCTCGCCACGCGGCGCGCCAGTAGTCGCCATTTTTCCTGAGCCTGACGGGATTGCGGGTTGTCACTTGGTAGTTCCTTCTGCTGAAACCCCCGCCGCACCGTTAGGCGCGGGCGAGGGTGCTGTTTTCAGGCGAGCGCGTACATCGTCTGGAGTTCTTCCAGCGCGTCACGCGCATTGTTCTTGGTGTCCCGCATGATCTTGATAGCCTCGGACTCGGTGAGGCTCAGGCCAATCTGTCGCGCTATGTCACTCAGGCGAGACGCGAACCCTGCCGCGAATCCCTGATTCGTAAGCCTGATCTTGACGCACCGACTGAGAACTTGGTCGGTGGTGGTGCGCTCAAACAACTCGGCCTGATTCTCGGTGGTGGTGGTGAAAAACCATGCGGCGTGCAGAGGCATCGTCTCAAGGAAACCCCGCAACTGTTGGAAGACTTGCGGTTTCAGCCCGTGCGCCTCGTTCACGATCAAGGCGCGCCCCCCTTTCGTCCAACCGGGCACGCGCAGATTGTCGGCCATGCGCTGAATGTCCGAGACAGTCAGTTCCGAACCGTCGCCAACTTCCTCGATAGAGAAATCATCGGCGATAGACTCGGCCATGATCCGGGCGAGTGAAGTCTTGCCCGTGCCGGTTGGACCCGTGATCCAAAAGGCATTGTGCTTCACCATGCCCTTGCGAATGTACGCGGACGCGATTTCGTGCGCCTTCGGTTGGCCAACAAACTCGGACAGGGAGCGCGGGCGGAATTGTTCATAGAGGTTCACGCGCCACCCCCGATCGGGCGGACAACGGCGACCGACATGTAGGAACGCCCAGTCTCTTCCGTGACGTTCACAAAGTAGACGCCGCTCGGCATGTCCTTGCACGCTTGTACCGCCGCTTCCCGTTCCGATGCCGCTTTGATTGTGCGGCTTGGGCGCGTGCGCCAGTATGCCGGACGCTTGGTGGGATTCTGGACGTGGTAGAGGTTCAACGGGCACCCCCTTCCGTGCGGGGCGTGTAGTCTCGGGTCCGGTATGCGCTGGACGGGTGGCAACCGCCCAACACGAACACTTCGATTTCGACGCCCTTGCCGACATGGGCTTGGAGGTACTCGCCGATCTGCTGAGGCTTGGAGTATCCGCACCCGTTCAACGCATAGTGGAACGCGGGGTATTCGCGGCGGGTCGAGTGGACCTGCCCGAACGCGGGAACGTGTTCGCCTTTCTCGCCGATCGCCTTCGCTGGGTTGTGCTTGGCCCAGACAACCCGCAAGCCCTCGGGCGTTTCCTCGTATGCGGCGTAGCGGTCGGTCATGCCCTTCGACTGCGGATTGAGCGGGACCAGATAGAACCGACGCGGGGCGGGCTTGGTCAGGGCATCGGCCAACCGCGCATGCCCAGCGTCGTCGGGGCTGCGCTCAGGGAAACACTTCGCCAGTTCACGCCGAAGCGCGGCGGACGCCTTATCATTCAGAGACATGGGCAAGACTCCATTGCTCGGTCCACGCCCCCGGTGTTCTAGCACGCGGGGGCACTTGTTTGCGCCGTGTCACTATGACGGGCGCGAATCGGAGCGAAACCCGGTAGGGTGTCGCGCCGTGTCACTCAGTGGACGAAAACGCCGTCGATGCGATTGTTGATGATCGACAACTTCTTGCCGTTGCGACGGTTCTCTTTCGTTCCCCACACAATCCAAGTCCCACCGGACCAGAGCGTGCGAACGTAGATGCCACGCGAGCGCAGAACTCGCAGTCGGTTCGCTACGTCCGATCGGTGGCGAGCCAGCAATCGGCGACGTTCCAGCGTCCACTTGCGCTCCGAATTGCGAAGGGCGACAACGTATTCAGGTGTCAGTGCGGGATATGAAGACATGTTCGTACTCCTTGACCCGTTCTAGCGGGAATCGACGCGCACGCGGTTAGGGTGTCGCGCCGTGTCACTTAGGCGCGAATGGCCCGGACGTACTCGATTGATCCGGCGGCCTGTTCCATCGTCATCGGGGCCATGCCAAGACTGATTTCGTTCTCGCCGACAACGTACCGGTCGTCGGCCATGCGCCAGACAACGCATCCGTCGATGATCGCAATGCGGCCAACCGAGAGAGAACCAAGACGGGTTTCCAATGCCTTGCGTTCCATGATTCGTACTCCTGTACCCGTTCTAGCGGGGTTGGGATTCTGTCCCAACACACAGAGTATCGGCTACATCGCGTCGATTGTCAATGCTTTTTCAACACTTTCTCTACACTTTCTACATATCGCACTGAGATAGCACCACTTGCGCGCGGTCGCGTTTGGGTACAGAGTCGCGTTCTCGGGTGTTCTCGGGCACCTAGACCCGAACATCCAGCGCGCGCCTACACGCCAGCGACACAGCCTCTAGCGGACAAGGGGACCACGCGCCCACCATCGCACCACCATGACCAACCGACGCGAACCACACGCCCCTATCCGCGTCCAGCGTCACATCTAAGCCCGCGCCCAGCGTCGCACCGACCACGCGCCACACCACCAACCCGCGCCCATCCCGCACCATCGCACGCGAACGCACGCGCTGCCAGCGTGAGGGTTTCGTGTCGCTTTCGGGCACGTTTGGAGACGGTCGGACAGGAGTAGAAAAACACTGGCGAGCGGTCGATTCACTCACACAGTCCCTCACCCTCCCGCCGCTTTCATCGCTCATTCGTCACCCTTTCACCCTCGCCTGTTCGCACGCCGTCGCGTTTCCGCACAACCCGCCGCACGATCGCACGCGAACCCGCAAGATTCGCAGTGGTTGCCAATGCTTACCGGAAGCGTTGCAGGCTCGTCCGTGCCCGCTCGCACGCCCAGGCCATTGGGGGGCTGACTCGCGCGTGATGCTCAACCATCCCCTCATATTTTTCGTCACCGCTTTTCGGGGGGTACCCATCACGTCTCAGGCGGCAGGACAATCGAGTACCCCGGCGGCTTGCGCATCCACGGGAGCCGCTTGGGTTTATCGACGGGTACGTAGTGGTGGGCGTCGCGGTCTTCGTTGTTGCGAGCCTGTTGGTGTTTGGGGTCGAGTGGGCGTCGTAAACGGATAACGCGGTCGATTGCTTGGTCGTGAGCGTTCATAGCGTTACGAGCGCAATAAATAGACACATGATTGTACGAGGGCAAAAGTCTGGAAACAAGACCCCCCCCTACCAACAATTTCGTTGTTTGACACGATTTTGTTCGGGTTGAGGGACATTGGGTTAGTGGGTGCTAAGTTAGTGGGCGGTAAACCACGAGACGGCTTTGCCGTACTTGCGGCGGAGGCGTTCGATGTGGGCGGCTATACGGGGGTCTGCGGCGTCGTTGAGGTCTTTGGGGCCGTCAGCGAAGGTGAAGCCCCAAGCGTCTAGGCAGCCCGCTAATGCGTCTACAAGGTCGTCGTGGTCGAGACAGCCCCGGTCGTGGGAGAGGCGGCTGACTTGCTTCTGGAAGAGGGGGTTGGCGGCGACGTCGGTGGGGATAATCAGTCGGTGGTTACTCAACATCGGTTCAATGGTCTTGATGATGCGGAGTTCTTTGTGACCACGGGTGGCGGTGGTGGGGCGGCTGATGACGTTGGCGGCGAACCCTTTGGGCTTGTCGGGGCGGGCGTTGGGCTTGACGTGGAGGCGGCTGACGTGGATTTCGAGGGCGGCGCGGTAGGCGTCGCCGCCGAAGTTCTGCTCAACCACAATCTCCTGTGTGGTTGTCTCGTATGCGAGCCTGGCGAGGGCGGCTAGGTTCTCGGGGGTCGCGCCACCCTTGAGGCCACCCATGCGGCGGACCCAATAGAAGCCGTTGAGGTGGCTGACGATGGCGTAGCCGGTCAAGTCGGTGCCCGTGCCTGCCGGGTCAACGTACATCTTCGTGCCGGTGAAGGGGGCGAAGGACGTGGCCGTGACGTGGATGGGGCGGTAGAAGCGGTCCTGGCCGATGCCGCCGCTTTCGAGGTCGTCGATGGCGGTGGAGCCGTTGTGGTCGCGGGTGCCCCATGTGAGGCTGACGGGGGCTTCGTCGCCAGCGATGTCGAACACCATGAAGTCCCGCAACTTGAGGGGGTAGCGGTCAGAGTCGGCAAGGTGCCGGACCAACTGGCAACCCTTGAGCCATTCGAGCCGTTGGCGACGGCGGGCCTCTACGTCAAGTTCCGTGAAGCGTTTGGGGAACAGGCACCCGTCCGAGCGTGCCTTGCCCTGCTCGATGAAGGCGATCACGCCGGGGGCGAGGGGGAACGTCTGTTCGTCGGGCTTGGGGACGCAGAGGGGGTAGGCGAAGATCGGATGCCCGGCTGCGTTCAACTTGTGAACGATCGTCTCTTCGTGGTTGGGGGTGAGGGTGTAGAGAATCTCGTTGGGGTCGCGTGCGCCGCCTTCCTCGAAGGCCACGGACGGGTAGAGCCAGTGCATGAACTCGCCGGTCTGGTTGGCGAGGCGTTCGCGGGCATCGAACGTGACGGTGTTGCCGATCGTCTCAATGTCGTCCACGATGACGGTGTGGGCGCGGTTGTTCTCCAGCGTGCCGCCGATGCCGACGACGGAGATGGACGGCTGGCGGTCTAGCGGGGCCATGCCCACATCGAAGGACTTGGCGTTGTCGCGGTGGGCCTTCGTGGGCCGCATGTGCCGGAGGAACCACACGCTGTCGAGCCACCCACGGATGAGCGTGGAAGTCTTGATCGCGGTCGCTTCGTTCTTACAGACGATGACGACCTTGCGGCGCGGGTCGCGGAAGAGTCGCCACACGGCGTTCGTGGCGGCAACGAGGTAGGTCTTGCCGAGGCCACGGCACCCGAGAAGGACGCGGGTGGTGGGGGAGGCGGCAACGGCGTTGTCTACGAAGTCGTATTCGAGTTCGGAGAGCGGGGCGCGGCCTGTGCCGTCTGGACGCTCGGAGCCGATTTCAAGCCACAACTGACGGATGAAGAACTTGGCGTCCGAGTCGAGCAATGCGAAATACTCGGCCTGCTCAGGGGTCAGTCCGGGGGGTAAAAACATGCTGTGGGGGTGGGGTAAACGGAGACTTTTTCAGGGCCAAACGTCGCCAGCCTTGCAGGGGACGTACTGAAAGCGGTCCTCTTGGCGACCGGGGTTCTCGTCGATGATGAGCATGAGTTCGTCGTCGGCGAACCCGCAACGGGTGAAGATGTCTTTCTCGTCGAGGAGTTGCTTGCGGTACTCGGGCGTGGTGTTTTCGTAGAAGACGCGGGCGGCACGGTCACGCTTGGACTGCTTGCGCTTGCTCACGGGGCGTCCTTTCGCGGGCGATTGCCCGGTGGTGGCGCGGTTGGCAACGGGTCCATGAAAATGATGTCGAGGTAGTCGCCGTAGGGGTTGTCAGTAGCGATCGACGCGATTTCGCCTTCCGGTGTTTCGCGCACGCTCCACCCCCACGGTTAGCGGATGATTTCGTACTGAACGCGAGGCAGTTCGTTCCCCCACTGGCGGATGAGACTCAGGGCGGTCCCCCAAGTCGTCGTGTTCTCTTTCGTGGCGTACCTGGGTTTGGCAGGCCCGAGGTGGCCTGGATTGAACATCCATTGCGTGCCACGGGTCGCGGCGGTGATTTCGACGGGCTGCGGCACGACGACGGTGTGCGTGTGCCCGCGCACGGTCAGGAGGTTGCGGGGTCCACCCAAGAGCGACCACATCCGCAAGCCTTCCAGTCGGTCGGAACCACGCCCACAGCCTGCCCCGTGGAAGAACGCGGTGTTGCCGATGCGAAGGATGCCGCGCCGGTCAAAGACGTAGGGGCGACGCCGCCAGCGTGCGAATGAGGACTTCCATTCGGTGTTCTCGGGGCGGATGATGAGGTCGCGTGCGATCGACTTGGGGTTCGTCGGGTCGATGCGATACTCGTGGTTGCCGTCCATCCAGTGCCAGCGGACGCGACCGGCCCGCTTGCCGAGGGCTTTCCACAACTGGTCGGACTGGCGGGCCATGCAGTGGTATTCGCTGTAGGCGTCGGCGGCTTCGCTGCGTGGGTGTTCGGACGCCCATGAGTAATCGCCCCAGTCGCCGATGTTCACCACGTCGGTAATGTCGTTGCGGTTGCGTCCGGCAAGGTCAAGGAACTTGGACCAGTGCGGCTCGCTAGTAAAGTGCGCGTGTACGTCCGGCAGGGGCAGGATGCAGATTGCAGCCCTGCCTCGGGGTGTGAGAATCACGCGACCTCCTAATCGGCCCTGCGTGGGGCAAACGCGGCGGTGGCGTCCCCATGCTTCATGGTGTCAACCACGGGACCGATGGCGCGTGTCGCCATGTCCGCGTAGGGGCGAATCTGTTTCATGGTGCAGTTGGCGGATGAGTACCAGAGAACCGCGCCGTCGCACCCCAAGTCCCGCAGAGTCTTGATCTGCGTCTGCCAGAACTCCGGCGAGATAAGGCCGCGTCCGGCTGACGGGTGAATCTCGGGCGAGATAAACGGGATGATCGGTAGCCCGATGCCATACGCACGCGCGAGCCTGCGGCACTCATCGACCTGCCAGCGTGCGAACCGCTGCCAGTGCTGGATGTTGGTGCTGTTGACGTACAGCGACGGGTGCAGCGTGTCGAAGCACTCAATCAGTTCCAACGCGAGGAAGTCGTTTGCGATCTGCGACCGCCGCAACTCGTTCGTGTCGTTGGTGATGACGGAGTTGAAGACGTTGTAGCCTGTCGGCAGGATGCCGTACAGCCCCACGGGTGCCGTCTCGCTGCCGGTGCGAACGTCGGCGATGACCTGACGAATGAACGCACAGTCGTTGGAAATGTCCCGCCCAACGTGGATACGGGTGTCCGAACGCAACGGGCGGTGAGGCTCGCCAATGCGGTCGGCGCGGCTTTCGATGTTGACGACGACCAACGCGCCCGGCGAGAGCGTCGGCCACTTGCGGGCCTCTGCGGGGTCATAGCGGGACACGTCACGCGCCCCGCCAGTGTTGGGCTTCACGGCGTAGAACCGCTGCCCGTCCACGAGAACGTCCACCATGCCCGGCAGGGGCGCACGCGGCAGGAAAGGCCGATCGTGCGGGTAGAGGCAGTCGTACAACTTCACTGGTCAAAGTCCCCAATGGGTTTGGACAGTTGCCCGTCCGTGCCGGTGAGTTTCAGATGCTTCTGCACCTGCTTCGTGAGTTCGCCCGCTGGCGTGTTGTGGAGCGGCACGTCGTCCGCGCCCAACTGCTTCATGCGTTCCATAACAGCCTTGAGCATCGCGGGCGTGGGCGGGATGCGGACCAGTTCGCCGGTCTTCTGGTCCATCACTTCCTGCCCGTCGCGGAGTGCTTCCAGCATCCGCTGGTCGAGCAGGTCGGCTAGTTGCTTGCGGGTGTCGCTCATTCTTTGGATGTCTCCGGCAGGCCGAGCATCCGCCCGGCGGCGTCGATGATGTGCAACTGCCTGATCGCGTTGGGCATCAGGGCACGCTCAAGTTTCTTGAGGCTCTGCATTGAGAACGAATACTCCGAGTCGATCATCGGCTGCACGACTTCGGGGATTGCCGCACCCACGTCCCGAACCGCACCGAGGGCCGGAATATTCAGGAAGTCGATGTCTTGCGCCTTGCGTTTTGTGGTGCTGGAAATAGCAAACGGGGGCTCAAATCCCGCAAGAGACGCCGCGCTGTCTGTCATGCTCGGCAGCATTGATGCCCACGCCGCACGGCCAACGGTGGCCCGTGCCATCGCGCCCATGCTCAACCGTTCCTCGCGGTACTTCTGTGGGTCGTCCTGCCCGAGCGATTCGGCGTAGGTCCGAATGATGTAGATGGGCACGGTGGCTGCGGTGCCAAGCCCAAGCGCGGCCCAATGCCGCACGTCGCCCGTGGCAAAGCCGTACACCAGTTTCGACCGGAACGCGGCCATCGGGTATCGCTTCAACTGCAACGCAAGTTTGCCCCACCACGTCGTAGACCACGCATAGGCGTTGATCTTCGACGGCTGGAGAAACAGACGCCCGTACTCAAGGTTGACCGCCGAGCGAAGGGCGGCGGCGGCTTCCACGTCGTCCCACTCGTGCCAGTTGAGGTCGAATCCCTTCTTGCCCGCAATCGTGCCAGGCTCGCCAAGCGTGCCGTACTTCTGGCCCTGCGCGATGATCCGATCAACTAGATAGGGCTTGCCGTCAAGATTCGTGCCCTTGAGCCACTTCTTGCCGGGAGCCTTGCCCGACTGAATCCACTTGCCCCACTGGTGAACAAGCCCGCCCGCAATGATCTTCTGTGAGACTTCGTTGCCGAGCGTCATAAGCGACGCCCGCATCGCCAGTTCGTTGAACTTCGCAGACTTGGGTTCTACCCACGTCAACGCGCGATCGAAGGTGTTGAGTGCGGGGCCGCTCGGACGGTGGGGGGCAACGTAGGTCAGTGAGTCCAAACCCGCGCCCGTGAACGACTCGGCCAACGCAAGGTCGGCGTTGGTCAACTTGCCGTCCAGTGCCATTGACCGGAGTTCTTTTAGGGCGGGGACCATCTCGAACGTGGTGCGGAGTTGCACGGCGGCAACTGCACCAATCGTCTCGGTGACGTTGGCAAGCCCCGTAGCCGCGCCCGACAGAAACTTCGCGCCCGTCAGTTCGCCAGCGATGCGGGCCATGCGTGCGGCACGCTGCGTCGTCGGGTTGCCAATGTCGTCGATCGGAATGCCGATGACGTGCTTGAGGCCAACCTCAAGGCGGCGGATGTTGCCCTCTTCGGCACCCTCCGGCAAGCCCGCGTCTCGTGCATCCTTGCGGAGCGATTCGAGAAGGTCGGCGAGCGACGTGACGGGGCGGGCTGGTGAGATTGGGTTCTGCGACCACTTGAGAATCTGCGCGAAGGCCGCGTTGCCAGCCGCGCGACGGATGCGGTGGGGAATGAGAACGCGGGGGTCCGTCTCCAGCATGTCGAGCAAGGAAATGGACCGGCCATCGGGCATGACCGACTCGACCAGTTCATCAAGATCGAGGCGGTGCTTGTAGTTGGACGGGTTGCCCGCGTCGTCGGCACCCTTGACGTTGGGCCGGACAATTTCGGCAACGTCGGCGAGTGCTTCAAGTTTGGCCTGCTCGTCCGCTGCCGTGAAGATCGCGTCGATGCGGTCAATCTGCTTCTGGAGCGTCTGCTTCTTCTCGGCGTCGGTGGCCTTCTGCAACTGCTTGGCGAGTGAAGCCCTCTTGGTAATGGCTTCCTTCTCGGTAATGACCTGCCCAATCTTGGCCTTGATCGCCGCACGCTGCTCGGGGTCTGCCGTCTGCCGCAACTGGGCGAGCAACCCGCGATCGGCGCTGCGGCTGACGTGATCCTCAAGGACGATGCGAGCCTCGGCAACCAGTGCCGGATCGGTGTTCGCCTCTTCCAGCAACCGAATCACGGTGTCGAATGCGTCTGGACGCACAAGGTCGTTGCGGGTGTGCGTGCCGATCTTCCGCACCCACGCCGTTGCAACGGCATTGGCAACGCGATCGGGAGCCTGCGGGCGACGGGCCTTGAAAGCCTTTGCAACGTGGTCGATGATCGGCTGCTCGCCGTACTGCAACACAAGGCTGTCGATAAGGTCGCGGCGTCCCTTGTGCGGCAGGTAGAACTCATTGGCCGGAACGTCGGCGGCACCGGGAACCTGATGGGCCTTCTCGAACTCCAGAACGTCCCTCATCGCCGTGCGGGTAGCATCTTGAAGCGACAGCATCGACGCGGGGATGTTGTTTGCGTCCGACACGACCGACCGATACCACATGCGGCTGAGTTGGGCATCGTCAATGCCCAGAGTGTTGCCGGTTTCAGAAAAGGCTTGGTTGGCAACGCGAAGGAACGGGTTGGCGTACTCGCCCGTGCGGGCAGGCGTCCACTTGTCAGCACCCTCGAATACGTTGCCGTCGCTGCGGGGCACGGGGTCGTCAAAGACCATGTTGGCGATGCGGCGGATCGACGGCACGCTAGAACGTCCCGCCATTGCCTCCATCGTGCCGAAGTGCGCGCCGGTCGAGCGTCCATCCGTCGCCTGCTGCGGGGTAAAGAACCCGTTGCGCGGGAGCGGGATGGTCTGGTCGTAGGTGTCGCCGAACGGGGATGCGGCGGTACGGGCGGTGTCGGCTGCGGTCGCGGCACCAACGGCGGTGGTGGGCGGAACCTCCGTGTTGGCCCGAGCAATCGACGCAATCTCGTCGAACCGCTTGGCCTCGTCCATCACGCCATTTGACACGGATTCCACCGCTGCCTGCTGGCGAGTCTCGAACGCGGCGGGCGTGGTGTCCGCAAAGTACCGCTCGCCCTCGGGAGTCAGCGTGCCCGCGTTGCCAAGTTCCTCGCGGACCATTGTCTTGACCTGCGTGCGGATAACGCGGCTGGCTTCCTCGCGCACGCGGGGCGTCAAAGTGCCCGCTACGCCGCCAGCAAGGAAGGCCGTGCCGATGCCGATTGCCGATTCGAGTGCGTCGCCGTCCGACTGGAACGCCGCCACGGGAGCCGCAGCACCGACGCCGCCAGCAAGGGCACGGACGCCAGCGGACCTCGTGAGCGTGCCGCCAATACCCGCACCCAAGCCCGCACCGGACAGGCCGGAAACAACAATGTTCTCGCCGGTCACGGTGGGGTCCAGCGTGGAGCGGTAAGACTCAAGGGCGGTGTTCGTAATAAAGCCTGCCGACGCCGCCCGCGTGATGCGAGCCGCCCGCGTCAGGCCCACGCCCAAGCCCGCGCTGCCGGTCAGCACGCCAGCCGTCAGGTTGATCGGGTCAGCCACGCTGGCGAGAATCGAAGCGGCCACGCGGCTTGTCGTGCCCGCGTTGGCAAGAACGGTCATGCGGCGGGTCCGCTCAAGTGCAACCTCGCGGATCGCCTGCACGTCGTCGATGCTGCCAGCGTCGGCAAACATCGGCACAAACTCGTCGGCCACGCCTTCGCGCGCCTGCGTGAGAACGTCCTTTGTCAGAACAAACGACGGGTCGTAGCGACTGCCGGGGCCGGAAAGGAAGTCGTAGGTGAGGCCCGTCAGTTCATTGCGGAAGGCCGCGCCAAGTGCCTGCGTGAAACTGGACGACTGGCGAATCGGGTTGGCTTCCAACTTCTGCGAGTCGGAGCGGGACGTACCCACAAGCCCGAGGCCCGGAATGTCAAGGTCCGAGCCGGATTGGAAGGTTGTCATTAGTTCAGAAGACCCTGAATGCGATCGGTCAGGATCGGGTCGGTGGCGACGCGGCGACGCTCTGCCTGCATGCCAGCGTTACGCTGCACGGCTTTCAGTTCAGCGGCGTCAGCCTCTTTCTGCAACCGCTCGTTGTGGATGCGGATGAGGTCGCCGTTGCGGAACTTCGTCTTGTTGGCCGGACCTTCAACGGGCAGGCCGAGGAAGTCCACGATTTCCCAAGTGCCAGTGGATCGGTTGTACGAGAGTCCGGCCTTGTCAACGTCCTTGTTGGTCGTCTTGTAGTCGTCGATGAGTTGCTGGCCGATGGCGGGCAAGTCCTTTCGCACAGGCTCGGGCAAGCCCTCGACGTTGGTGAGCGTCCAAAAGCCGTTGATGACACTGCCAGAGGAAGACACGGTGTTCTTCGCCTGCTCGATAGCCAGCGTGGGGCTTGCTTGGCCCGCACGGACAAGCCGCTCCGCTTCCGACTTGATCGCCGTCTGCAACTCGCTCAGGTTGCCGATGTTGCGGGGGGCCGACTGCACGCCCTCGCCGCGAAGCGAAGCAAACCAAGTGTCTTTGTTGACAACGCCTAGCGCGGCCTTCTGCACGTCGTTGTCTGAAATGTTCCGCGTCAGTTGTGCGATGTCCTCGGGCGAGCGAGTGCGGGCCGCGTATGCCTGCTTGAACGCCTGCAACGCATTGGTCCTGCCGCCGGTGGTCGTGCTGGGCATGAATGCGAGAACGGAGTCGTAGAACGCACGCTCGTTGTCGCTGAGAACCGTGGTCGTCAAATGCGGCTGCGTGCGACGCATGATGGCGTAGGTCGTCAGTGAGTTCTCCCACGACGGCGGAAGCGTTTCCATCTTCTCGATGCTGCCAGCCGCCATGTACGGCATTTTCAGCGGGGCCACCCAATCAGCGGGCGCGTAAGCGCGATTGGCGACAGACTGCACCTTCTGGTATGCAGCCTCTTCTGGTGTCCGAGCCGTTGCGTCGATCCTGGCAAACTCCTCAGACATGAGGATGCGGGCTGCGTCGTCGCCGCCAACCTTGACGGTCTTCTTGCCGACTTGCCGCTCAGAGTCCTCGAAAACTGAAACCGCCGCCCCAGACTGGAACTGCGTGCGGTACTCGGACAGCATTTCGTTGCGGGCAGCGTTCTCGGCCTGCTGCTGCTGGGCTTCCAGTTGCTCGCTGAGCGCGGATCGCATGGCCTCTCGCATGGAGTTGGCTGCGCGAACGCCAACGGTCGCCTCGATGGAGTCGATCTGCCGCATGGCGTCGCCAACATTCAGGGCACCGCTACGAACGCCCGACGTAAGTGAGTTGAGGGCGTTGCTGGCAGCGGCGGCGACGTATTCGTTCTGGCGGTCGGCAAGGAACTGCTGTGCCTTCGCCGCGTTGACCGCTGACAGCGTGCCGCTTTCCGTCATTTGGCGAAGCGTTTCCGCCGCAACCTCGGGGGGCTGCGACGTTGCCACTTCCTCGAACATCGCAAGGGCGTTGGTCTGCGATGCCGTCTCGATGTTGGCCCGCGTCGATTGGAGCCGGAGCCGTTCGAGTTGCACGGTCTGCGTGAACTCGCCCTCGGGAATCTGGCTGGCAAGGCGGTCGAATGTGGCGGTGTCGCCAAGTAAGGCGGCGGATTTGAGGCTTGGAACGACAACGGACGCGACGGCCTCGCGGTCGCTCAGGCCAAGAGCCTTTGCGCTGTTGACTGCCTGCAACACTTCGTCGGGCGTCTTGGCCCGGAATGCTGCGTCCTTGAGTCCATCGACGGCGGTAGCCCGTCCACGCTCAATGTCCCGCTGCCGCTTGTTCTGCAATGCCTCGGCAACCCGCGGGGCGTTTGCGCGATAGGCGTTCTTCCACGCCTCGGGACGGTCGGCGTACCGCGTCTCAATGAGGCTGTCAACGAACTGCGTAGCGAACTCGGACGGCTTTGCGCCGGGAGGCAGCGTGACTCGCCCGTTTTCAATGTCGTCGGCCAAATCCACGCCGTCGAGAGAGAACGCCTTTGAGCCAAGCCCCGACTGCGCCTGATCCTCCTGCGCCCGCTCACGAGCCGCGACATTCCCCGCCGTCGCCACAACCTGCCCCACAAGCCCAAACGCTTCGAGCATGTCGTTGGGCAGGCTGGAACGCTGGATCGCACCTGTGGCTGGCACGTCGAAGACCTGCAACGGCTGAGACTGCACGGCGTCCGCGAGTTGCGTGCCGCTCAGGAACTCCCCGCCCGGACGACGGCCTTGAAGGAACGGGCTTCCGCTGATTTGTGACATGGGTTATGAGCCGTAGGGGAAACGATCGACTTTGGGCTTGGCCGGGAACAAGTCCTTCAAGCCCGCGTTGAGTTGGATGCCCGTGAGCGCGCCCTGCAAGCCGCCCGACAAGCCCGACATGACCGGGTTCTGCTGGGTCGCGTACAACTGATCCAGGCTCGCCTGCGTGCCAAGCCGAATCTGCTGCAAGGCGTTGTTGTAGTTCATGTCAATCGAGCGATTGGCACGGGCCGAACTGCCGAGAATGCTCTGGTCGAGTGCTTCGTAGGACGATCCCGCGAACCCGCCGCCACGCTCTGCCGCCGACGCAAGCAACCGACCGCGAAGGGCGGCGGTTTCCAGTTGGGCGTTCTCGCGCTGCTGACGCTTGCGTTCGGCCAACTGCTCGGCCTGCAAGCGTGCCGCGTCCTCGGTGTTCCGCCCCTGCTTCTCGATCTGATTGTTGCGCGAAATCGCACCAATACCAGACAGGGCCGCGCCGCCGAGTGCCGACGCGATGAGGATTTCTGTTCCTGCCATTACTGGCTATCTCTCCGGTTGTTGCTGTCCACAAGCCACTCCATGCTGGCAATCACCATCCGCTGCGGGCCGTCGCCGTAGATGATCCAGTTCGCGTCGTGCGTGTTGCCGTTGAGGTGGAACTGGGTGTTCTCGCTGGCCGCTGCCTGCTCTGCGGCGGTAGACGTAAACGTGCGGGTCGCGTTGCTGCGGTTGGTCATGGTCCGCAGAATCATGTAGGGGCCGCTGCGGTGGCAACGGATGTCCAGCGTCCGCACGTTGATGCGGCTGGTGAAGTCGGGCGACCCGTCGTAGCGGTAGCGGATGGGCTTGGTGGGCGTTAAAGCGGCCTGAAACGACACGCCGACAACCGCCGAAAGCCCGCTGTAGTCGCCCGTGACGATGACATTGTACGGGTAGGTAAGAGTGTTGAGTGTCTTGATTGGAACAACCGTGCCGATCGACCCGCCCGACGCAATGATGAGCGTGTCAATCCCGCCGTCAGGAACCGCAATGTCCCACGAAGTTTCGTTATTCCCAGCGTCGAAACTTCCGCCCGACAACTCCTGCCGCCGGTCAAGGTGGGGGGCGTAGTTAGGCATCTGCGGCCATGCTTTCTCCCGACGCGCTCACGGTCGCGCCGGTCAAGAGGTTTTCAGTCGTCGCCGACAGGGGCGAGCCAAGCGTCATGCCGTGGACGTAGTACGCGCCGTCGTATTCGGACACAACGTACAAAACGCCACCGATGATCGCCACGTCACACACGCGGGTCAGGCCGTCGTTGCCAAAGAACCATTTGCCCCAAGCGTTCTGCACCTGCTTGCCGTCGATGTACGCCAGCCGCATCGCGTAGATCGTGCTGCCGTCGTTGTCGGTCACAACGCCCGCAAAGCCCGTCGTGGTGTCCGCCACAACCCGCGTGATCGACGACTCCATAAGCGATTCGACGTGGGCCGACATGGGCCGCGTGGTGTAGGACAGGGCAAGGTCGTCGTAGTCGTAGTAGTGGAGCGTGCCGCAGTCGTTGCTAATGCTCGGCACAAGTACGCCGGTCTGGAACCGGGGCATCTCCACGCCGGGCACGCTGCGGATCGACGTGGTGGCCGCAAGCGTCGCGGTGGACGGGGTGAACGAGTCGCCCGAATAGGACGCTTCGTACTGCTGGTTCTCTTTGGTGCCGAAGATGATCGTCTTGCGAAGGGCGGTGGCGCGGTCGGCGTAGGCACCGGGCAAAGCGAACTGGATGGGGTCGCTGTCAACCACGGCGGCGGGGTTGGCGTACCAGAAATTCGTGTACGAGTTGATCGCCGAGAACAGGATGTACCCGCCAGCGACAAGCATGAGGCGGCTGTTGAATACGGCAATCTCAGAGACGGCAAAGCCCTCGCTCGACGCGCTAATCGCGTAGGTATATGGGAATCCGCCAATCGCTGCCGGGAGCGGGTTGGTGACGCTGGTGCCGTAGTCGGTGCCTGCGTCGTCGCGGTTGAACCACGTCTCGGCGTTGAATGTGAACGTCAGGGGTGACAGGGACGTTCGGGCGATCTTGTGCGGCATCGTGGATGCCGTGATGATGCCCTGTTCCAGCGTGCCGCTAATAACGCTGTGCTTGTTCACCCCCGCCATCTTCTTCTTGCTGTTGACGATGTACGTCACGTCGCGGATCGTGCAATAGCGGTAGTCCGCCGCCGTGGGCGTGTTGGCCTGCAAGTACGTCAGCGTCGAACCGCCTTCGACTAGCACGGCTTCCTTGCCCAGCGAACTGCCGACAGGGATGATGCGGGGGTAGCCGTTCGGTCCCTGAATGAGCAAGTACCGCTCAGTCTCGTCGCGTGCGATGGGCTGCAAGCGGAGTTTGGTGCCAGTCGCCCAATGTGCCCAGACAGTGCCCACGGTACCCGTGCGGGTGCCGCTTGACACGGTGGAGCCGGACACGGGCGTGCCGCTGGTGATCTGGATAGTGAGGTGCGGGGGCGACGTAGCACTCACCGCGACAATCACGCCGGACCACGCCGAGCCGGAACCGCCCGTTCGCGTGATCGTGCTGCCGACGTTCCACGATCCGCTGCCGCCCTCAACGCTCAGGCTCATGCGGCAGTTGCCGAGGTTCGCCACCAACTTCGTGCCCGCACGGGTGAACGCACCAGACGCGGGGCTGAAATCTACGTTGCTCGCGTCGTCCACCTGCGAGGGGTGACGCAAGTGCGTCGCCTGCTTCGAGATTCCCCCGTACAGAAGGGGCTTGCTGACGACTGTTTGTTCTGGCATATCAGGGCATCACGGGCACCCAC